CGGTAATATATGATGTTGTTCTTTATATATTTCGAGATTTCTATATTTTGCTCGATCTATTAGATTATTATAATGTTGTATATAGTTCATACTATATTTATCATGTCGGCCACTTTTTATCGCAACCATTAGGGTCGACATTTTGTACAATCATTGTTATAATACGTGGACCACGTTGTCCTACCTGATTAAACCATGCAGAACTCTTTAATTGGGCTCCTGCTTCATTGAAGTTACTGGCTTTCATTGCTGCTAAGAAACTTTTGAATTTAGATAGGCCGCCTTCACCCATATTGTATACTAAATCTGCACATGCACGTTTTCTAATATCAGATAAACCGCCCCAACAATCCATACCTAACAATCGCTGAGCGCCACCTATAGAACTCGGTGCATCAGATTGGAACCACGTGTTGACCTGCGCTTCGGAGATAGTGGTCGGTACCGGATATTGTGATATTTCATTTTGACGTAATAAATGGCCAATGCCACCAGTTGGTAAACCTTTCGTATCTTTATAAGAGACGTATTTTACACCTTCATTTATCTTTAGTTCGCATTGATAAGCAGCCATATTAAAGTCTTTGGATATTGCACTATCTTCAGCAGGTACCGGTGCAATATCTTTATTATTTGCACCCGGTGTCGTGTTAGTTGCAGGAGATGATGTTGCTCCTCCACCAGCACCACCAGATCCTTCATATGTCTTTGATCCTTCTGTCTGTTTCGGAGTATATCCGCTAATAGACCCAAAGCTAAATTTCTCATGTTCTGGACATGGTTCATATGTAGGAAATCTAGAAAGTGTTGTCTCTAATGATTCAGCCTTTCTCTTAAATTTATCCTCTGGAATAAGTATTGTCCACTGTTGTGCAGGAAATGACGCCGCTGCGGGTTGCCCACCCGCATTGCATATATAGATAATATCGTTATTGGTAACAAGATCGCCCGAATTATATGCTGTATCTTTTTTCCATTTAGGATATGTTACTGTAGGAAGCCATGTTGCAAGAATATTAACCTTTTCAACTAATGGTTTTACTTCGGCCTGTTTAGCAATGCCGGATGTCATTGCAGGTTGTGCAGCAATTGGTGAATTTAGTGATGGTGCGGCACCCGGTCCACCAGTATTCGCACCCGGTCCACCGCGAAGTCCAGGGAAATTTCCTACTATGGTACCACCTGTTATATTACCAGTGATATCCAAGTTTCCGTTGATACCTACGCTGGTCCCTATTCCGACAGATGATGCATCTAATGAGAATGATCCTGCGGCAGTTTCTATAATATTACCCGATGCATTGAGACTCATATTGGCACTTGTGCATAATACTAAATCACTTGCTGCTACCACAGATATACTGCCGTTTGCTCCTACTCTAATATTACCAGTTGCCACTAAATCAATAGCAGCCTGAGTAGACATCTTGATGCCTAATTTAGCATTATAATCTTGACCAGCAGCAATAGTTGTAAGACTAAATGCATTGCCAATGTCGATGTCCATATTATTATTGACAACCGTTAAGAATGCATTATTCTGCGTGGTGCTATGCCAGTTATTAAGAGCCTGCATAACAATATTACCGCCGTCACCTAATCCCTCGCCCTTATAATTCCATACAGGAATAGTCTTTGTCTTAGGTACATTGTTCACATCATATGTGAATACTGTGGTTTCTTGAATTGTATCTTTAGCAGCTTTCATAAAGATATTCTGACCAGCTTCAATATTAACATTTCTATCAGCACGAATATTAATGTCTTTTTGCCCACGTAAAGAAATAGTAGCAGCACTAAAAATATCTATATTACCTGTTTGGTCCATTTGAACCCATGCTGTACCATCACGATTGATCATATAAACAAACCCATTTGTTTCATCTAATCTAATCTGAGCACCAGTCTTTGTAACAAGTTGAACATATTCTGTTCCATCACCATCATCCATAATGAATGACGAGCCACCTTTTCTCCTAAACTTGTCAGAAGTTACATTGGGGTCAATGACAGGACCCGGAGTAATAATACCAAATACGGTACTAGGCGCTTCTCGTCTAGCACTCGATGTGGTTGTTCCGCGGCTACCATCATTAATAAGGCCTTGATTACCTACGCCTTTGAATTTTGTCTTTTGATACGGTTTAATTGCGCGATCGGGCTCAACTACATTGTCCCATTTATTGTATTCTGCAATAGGAATAACCTTACCCGGATATTCCCAATTTTTAGCATCAGCCGCCATACCCGGAATCATATTATTCATGAATTGGTTGTATAAACATCCGATCCATATTCCTCTCGATGAATCGCCATTGATAAACATAATCAATACTTCATTTCCAACATCCGGCGGGATCATCCACATACCATATGATGTCTGAGTCTGATCAAAGGAATGTGTATCAGTGTCACTTATGGTATTAACATTCGTAGCACCTGCAAATGGTGAACAATAATTAACAATAGTCCATCCATCTTCATTATCTGGTGCTGATCCAAACTCTGGTATCCATACTCGCAATCTTCCATTACGCTGAACGTCTGTTGCTTCTTTTATGAATCCCAGAAATACACCAAATAGTGATGTAGATCTTCCAGCGGCCTGAAAATTATCAGTTGATGTAGCTTTTGTAGTTCTTGTCGAAGTATTTAAGTATCCCATGTGTACCTATTAAAGTTGTGGAGGTGGCTGCTGTGCCAATTGTTGTTCCAGTCTCTGTGTTGCAGTTAATCCAGCATTAGATGGTATATTCGATGTCGGTTTATTTGTTGCTGTTGGATTAACGCCCTTAGTGCTATCCTGACCCTTAGGTAGATTTGCATTACTAGCAAGTGGTTGTGTTTTTACAGCCGATGGTGGTAAACTGTTACTTGAAGATTGTACCACAGGATCTATTGTTTGAGATGCTTTTTCTATCGATGCCATAAAAGTAGCTAATTCTGTATCAGACAAATTAATTACAGGATCTAATATGCATTCTATATCTTGAGTAAATTTCCCGGCGGCAAATTTACTAACAATTCGGACTAACTTATATACACCACTAAATGATTCTACTTCAGTATAAGGGTCTATAGATCCAGTAGTATCATTGTAAATTCTAGGAGTCCTAAAACGAACAACAAGAAAATTATCTGTTCCGATTATATTAGCCGATTCTTCAACATTTTTTCTTTTTTGAGCTAATTTAATATCTGCTATGGCTTCTGCCGGTGGCATATTCGATTTATACATAAGTGACTTTGCATCGGCAGCAATTCCTCTAGGAAATAACCAGAATGGATCACCCTTAATTGTTAGTTTTATACTCTGCATACTGGCATCTAATCCCGAATGTAATGCTGTTGCAAACATAGTAGAAGTTCTAGCGCGACCTGCATCCGCAGCAGGGTCTACGCCTTTAAAGTTACCTTCTTGAACTGCATCCCTGGTGGGTACAGGTCTTAATTTACCTTTTGCTAATGCTGCTGAGGTTGCTGACGTCTGGGCAGACATTGCAGCAGCAGCAGTGGCGGTTACATTCACATCAGAGATAAAATGTAATCCATTCTGTGGCGCCGCAAGAGATTTTGCATTTGCTGCCGATTGTGCTAATGTGGTAGCATTTTTTTCAGCAAGGGCTTTTTTATTTGCGGGCTGAGCATATTTAAGCACTTCAGCGATTTGGTCTTGTTTAGCCTTACTAATCTTTGTTGCTGCAATTGATTTATTTGCGGCCGCTACAGTTGCACTAAGATCTGTTCCTGGTGCTGCATCACTAATAAATTGTAATGTCTTTCTAGCAATTTCTCCTGCCTTCTTTTCATCACCGGCGTGATCTTGCATCGCCGCGCCTTTAGTTGTGCCGGCTGCACTATCAACATATATACCACCGAAGCGTGCTGTTGCAGCAGCAAAGGAATAATTCATATTAAGGTCTAATGCTACAATTTGATCATTTAATCCGGTGAATATATAATTGTATTTCTTCTGCAAGATCTTCTTACTCATGTATTCTTTAAATCGTTCTTTTGCTGCTGGCTCGGTGGCAACAGTTTGTCCTGTTTGTGCAGCGTCGGCATCTAGCACACCTATATCATATTGAACAACGAATATAGTAATTGCAACGGCATTATCTTGTCTCAGTGGGTCGAATGCTATAGGTTTAGTTTCTGTAACAATTCTCCACAATTTTTTCATGTGTTCTTTTTGTTCTTGTGGAGCATTTGGTTGGCCTGCTGGAGTCTTAGAACTTTGTACGCCCATCTGTCCCAGTGATGTTGTTCCTAACAAAGTATCGACAATCTTATCAATACCGGTACCTGTATTAAATGTCGCTGCCTTCTTAGAAAAATCAACATAATCAGAATTACGAGCAGTATTTTTATTGGCATCTGGATTTACAAGATTATATGCTGCCAGTATAGGGTCAACTACTATCTTATAGGTATCAGCAATACTATAATTGTCAATTAATTGTTCATAAGCATCTGCATTTAATTTATTTTCTAAATCAACCATTGCATCGCCGAATTTAGTTAATTTCTTTAATGTAACACTATGTTGAATTGCAAAATATGAATTTGCCTGAGCTGACTCATCGTACATTACTGCATCAAATTCATATCGCGTACCAACTTGTGTTACATTAATTTTCGAGCTCGTTAATTTTATAGGCCAGACCCATTTTAAAGCACCGAGCCCATTAGGCGCACCATTAATGACAGTTTCTTCTGTTGCAGGATCACGTCCTCTAAATTCTAATTGTAGATAATAAGGAGAGACCATCCAATTGCCTATTCCTAATGCAACTGATTCGTAGAATATTTTATCTATTAGGCCGGCACCCGATGGCTCTACAATCTCAAATTTAAGTGTTGTCGCTGTTCCTGATCCTGTTTCTGTTGAGAGTGTAGCGACTCCGGCAATTTCAACTTTGTCTATAGTCAGATCCGAAACACCACTTTCTGCAATAATAGATTGTATGCTTGTATCAAGCACATTACCACTCGATGATGCGGAGAGTGGTGCAATAAATAATTTCCAATGATATGTATAAACATCGTAATTATCTAATATATTAGGTTTAAATGCTAACTCAATCTGGTTAAGTGGAGACGCCATATTTTCATATGCTGTCTGAGAATCTTTTGCTGCATTGAATTTAGCCCCAGATACTACAGGCGCCTGTTGAGCTGTTGACGTAGCATTTACTACAGGTGCAGGGCCAACGGTAGCCGGAGTCGCGGATGTTGTAGCAGGTGTCCAAGAACTAGCGGCGCCACCACCACCGAAATCACCGCCACCACCGGACATAAAACTTTTCGGTTTATCTGCCATATTAATTCTTCAAGATATTACTAGGAACATAAATTTCTATTCCGGCAACAAAATCATTAATGGGATCAATAATTAGATCTGGATTTCTTATAGCAAAAACCCACCATAGTTTCGGAGTACCATATTCCTGTTGACTTAATAGATCCGGTCGTTGATCAAATGCCGGTGGTATAGTAATAATCGGATCGTGATCAGATGCCATAACTGTTCTCGGCACCCATAAATCAAGGTACCAATTCTTAACAGGTGTTAAAGAATATTGACTTGTGTCTTTGGAATTTTGTGCCATTAAATGTATCCCTTATTAATTAATTTACCTTGACGGAATTCATCTAAATTAAATTCATTTCTAAGTTTGATAGGTATATATTGAGTATCTAAGTCTAACTGAACTGTTATATGGGTCGGTACCCATGTATAACCACCGTTTTTACCCTGCGGTAAACTTACACCTATATTTGCAGAAAATGCCTGGTTGTTAACAGTGTTAATTGGCACATAATCTATATTCGCTTCATATGTGTATTCAAAATTCTTAACAACAACCGGTACATTATTAAATTGATAATCACCGAGATAATTAAATACAAGAGTAGGTGGTGGAGTTCCAGCCTTATTATATGGATTGACACCAAAATAAGATTTCGTAACGGACCGGAAGAAACTTATCACCGCCAATAAATATATAGCTTCATCATTTGACTGTGCGGTAAATTCCGCAGATATACTAATTGGCTTTGGATATGATCTAACATATGCATTGTACCCATAGTTTGAATGAATAAAGCTTGTGGGATCATACTCTGTAACGTTCCCAGTAGCAACTGAAGGTGTATAAGGAAAAACTACACCTCGGGTAGACCATAAAGGAAATAAAATATTCGACGGATCTCGTGGCCCTAGGACTTCCTCATTTTGTAAGGACTTTGGTTGCAGACGTGCTCGCTGATCTTGTTGGGCCATTTAAATATTCTCCTATCTGCTTATTTATCTTGGTCATAAACACGCATGTTAATCGCGGAACCCTTGACTGTTTGAACTTCTTTTGCTATACTGTATAAAACCCTCTAAAGGAGAAAATATGATTGGTTCAATAGATTTTGAAGATGAAGATGAAACACCTGTGGTATCTGCACCATCGGTATTTCCGGTTAAGAAAATCAACTACCTAAATAACAAAGATATGTTGAAGGAGATTCACCAAAGTAAAAATTCTTTCTGTGAATATACCGATCAGAAGTATGCCGACTACGATATTATTGTAGACAACCTGCAAGAGGTATTTCTTTCTGAAACACAAGATAAGGCTAGGGCTGCTAGAGCTGCTAGATTAGGTTCACAGGCATTTGCTATTGCTGTAGCAAATAATACATCAAGAACAGAGAAACCGAAACTATCTGAATATAAGATTAAAGCTGATACTATTCCTGTTGATGATCTGGTATATAGAGTTTTGACATTTGAACATATTCCACTTGCCCCAGGTAGAAAGAAGAATCCAAAAAGTACAGCAGATAGTCACATCAAATTAAATTTCTTCCCTTTTAAACATTATATTATCGAGAATGGTGCCACAAAAGAAGTTGGCCGTTCACATTCGAAGGCTGGTAAATTTAATTTAGAACGTGGTTCTATTACAAATAAGCTTGCTAAGATGTTCATTCTTATGGTAAACAAGTATGGCCAGCGTGGTAATTGGCGCGGATATACATACATTGATGAAATGAAGGGGCAGGCATTACTTCAATTAGCACAAATGGGTTTACAGTTTGATGAATCTAAGAGTGATAATCCATTCTCTTATTACACGCAATCACTTCAAAATAGTTTTACACGAGTTCTTAACTTAGAAAAGAAGAATCAAGACCTGCGCGATGATTTATTAATCGATAGTGGAGCAAGTCCAAGCTTTACACGCCAATTAAATATCGAAGCAGAGATTAGACAACTAAGAGAAGACGCGCAAGACGCAGCCAAAGATGATAACGAATAATTTATTCGAAAAAGCTATTTGTTTTACTGATATTCATTTCGGGCTTAGGCACAATTCAAGCGAACATAATCAAGACTGTCTTGATTTCATCGATTGGGTTATTGCCGAGGCCGATCTGCGTGGCGCCGACACTTGTATTTTCTTAGGTGATTGGCATCATCATAGATCTAATATTAATATTCTAACGCTTGATTATACAATGCAGGCTCTTAGAAAATTAAATAAAGCGTTTAAGAAAACCTATATCATGGTAGGCAATCACGATCTTTTCTATCGCGAGAAAAGAGATGTTCATTCTATGGTAGTAGGATCTGAGTTCCCTAATATCGTATTAATTGATGCACCTTTAGTACAAGGTAATGTAGCACTTATTCCATGGCTCGTTGATGAAGAATGGAAAGAAGTAACAAATATCAAATCAAAATATCTATTTGGACATCTAGAATTGCCCGGATTTAAGATGAACGCACATGTTGAGATGCCCGATAATGGTACTCTTAATGCAGATAATTTTCAGCATCAAGACTATATCTTCTCTGGGCACTTTCATATGCGTCAAACCAAAGGTAAGATTAATTATATAGGTAATCCCTTTGGTCACAATTATTCCGATGTTTGGGATTTTGAGCGCGGTGCAATGTACTTAGAATGGGATAAAGAACCAGAGTTTATAGATTATGAAACTGGTCCTCGTTTTATTAGTATCAATCTGGCAGCATTACTTGCTAATCCAGATATCTATCTAAAACCCAAAACATATCTTCAAGTTACTCTTGATATAGATATTACATATGAAGAAGCAGCTTTCTTACGAGAGACATTCTTAGGTCAATATAATGTTAGAGAGTTCAAGCTTATTCGTAATTCAGAAGATGATTTATCAAAAGAATTTGCAGGAAATATTACATTCAAGACTGTTGATCAAATTGTTATTGAACAATTAACCAATATCGAAAGTGACACCTTTGATTCTACTAAGTTAATAGAAATTTATAATGGATTGTAATACATGCTAAAACTACACGGTTTAACAATAAAAAACTTTATGAGTATCGGAAATGTTACTCAATCACTTAATTTTAGCAGCAGCGAATTAGTCCTTGTTCTCGGTGAAAACTTAGACCTTGGAGGAAATGATAATCGTAACGGCGTAGGTAAATCTACAATTGTGAATGCATTAAGTTATGCACTCTATGGATCTGCATTGACAAACATTAAGAAAGATAATCTCATCAATAAGACCAACATGAAAAATATGCTGGTTACACTTACGTTTGAAATAAATGGTGTAAATTACAAAATAGATAGAGGCCGACGCCCCGGTATATTTAAGTTTATCAAAGATGGTATTGAAGAAGATACCGGCGAAGATGAATCTCAGGGAGAGGGTCGTAATACACAGGTAGAGATTGAGAGAATTATCGGTGTCTCTCATGATATGTTCAAACATATCCTTGCTCTTAATACATACGTCGAACCTTTCTTAGCCCTAAAAACAAATGAGCAAAGAATTATCATCGAACAACTCTTAGGGATTACAAAACTTTCCGAAAAAGCTGATAAGCTTAAAGAAGAAGCAAGGGTGACTAAAGATGAGATTAAGGAAGAGGAATTCAGAATTACGGCGGCAACGGAGGCTAATAAAAGGATTGAACAAAATATTACGGGGCTCCAGACCAAGTCAACGACGTGGGATCGCGCAAAGGTAGATAGAATAGCAAAGTTGCAATCATCTATCATGGAATTATTAAATGTTGATATTGATAAAGAAATTGCATTACATAAGTCTAAGAAAGAAGTTGAGGATTTAACTGCTGAGTATCGTTCTCTTGCTAAGGAGTTAGGTGGTCTGGAAAAAGATGTAACTGATTCTTCAAGAACAATTGTACGTTTAGATAAAGTCCTAGCAAGTTCTGTAGAGAAAATCTGTCCCACATGTAGCCAGGAAATGGACAAAGACACGCATGCCGCAGTACATAGCGAGTACGTAGCTCAGCACAGTGATGCTAAGACAAGATTAGCCGAAAAAGCAGTAAAACGGGACGAAGTAAAGACGCTTGCCACCACCGTAGCGTCTATGATACCTAAATTGCCAGAGACATTCTATGATACAATCGATGAAGCATGGAATCATAAAACAACACTTGATACATTAGGTAATAGTTTAGCGTCGGATCTAGAAACAATAAATCCATATGTAGATCAAATCGAAGCATTAAAACGCGATGGTTTAGAAGTTATCGATTTTACTAAATTAAATAATCTAGTGAAGTTACGTGACCATCAAGAATTCTTAATGAAATTATTAACTAATAAAGATAGTTTCATACGTAAGAAAATTATTGATCAAAACTTAGCATTTCTAAATCACCGTTTAGCACATTATCTAACCGATATTGGACTTCCACACTTGGTGAAATTTAAATCAGACCTTGAGGTAGAAATTTCTATGTATGGTAAAGAATTCGACTTCGATAATTTGAGCAGGGGCGAACGCACAAGACTTATACTTTCATTGTCGTGGTCATTTAGGGACGTTTATGAAAATATGAATGACAAGATTAATTTATTATTCATTGATGAATTAATTGATAGTGGATTAGATTCTAGTGGTGTAGAGGCATCAGTTGCAATTCTAAAGAAGATGGGTAGAGAGAATAAGAGAAACATTTATCTTATTTCGCATCGTGATGAATTAGTTGGTCGAGTATCTAATGTACTGAAAGTAATTAAAGAAGGTGGTTTCACCAGTTTAGAGAGTAGTGATACGCAAGTTTAGTGAGAAGTTCATTGCTTTTCTAAGAATGTCGAGTATATACTGAACTTCTTGACTAACTAGGAGTAAGATGATAACAATAGATGAATATAATAAACGAGTAAATGAAAATACATTAGAGTACATAAGGCAACAAGAAGTCAACTCATATGATATAAAGAAGTATCACGGTTTTGATGTATGTGCAGGAGAATTATCTAGATGTAAATTATCATCAAAGACACACGATATCTTATGTGCAGTTGTATTAGGTTTCTTACCTATTTTAGATAAAAGAGTTGGACATGACGCAATAAGATTAGATGATACTATTTTTACACCTGTTGAATTAAAAACTAGTTATGCTGATGAATCAAAGTTCATAAAAACTAAGAAAGATATTATCTATTCAACAACACCAGGTAAGATAATAAATGGAAACATTTCAAGTAATGACACAACATCATTGAAATCTTGTTATAATGCATCTTACAGTATAAAAGATAATATTACTCAGAAAGGTATAGATACGTATCTTGTCCTCATGGATAGTCGAAACGATGATATTATTGATTGTTTTATAATTACTAGCGCCAATATGATATCATATTTAGATGGCAGAACATTATCTGCATCTGGTGGATTACAAATTAAATTGGCTATATTTCTTAAAATAGGCAAGAGGAGTAGTTCTCATATTCCTGTTATTGGATTTGAAACGTGGAGTAATAACTTACTACCATTATTACCGTTGGTTAGGGTAGTAGGACAGAAGAGCATGAATGCCTTTGGACTAGATCGATGTTCGTCTGTTTAGTCCAAAAATCATCCCAGCTTGTAAAATACCAACCTTTATAATGTATAGATCTATTAGAGAGAAATCCTAAATTCTCCTGATAGACTACCCATTTGTCTTTACGACTTATCTTAATTAAGATTAGATTTAAGTCGCCCACATCCTCAACATCGTGTTGCTGTGCAATCCATGCGTCAAGGATTTTCACATCTGTAGTCCATAATTGATGAAATGGAAAGTCTGCATAACTCTTGCATTCAAGATTCCAATGCTTCCATGCCTCGGGAGGATGAATATCTCCTTTCTTACCTTGTAGCTGTGCAGAATCGATCTGTGTCTTGCGAAAATTATTCTTGCCACCCACAAATGCACCGGATGAAGGTATACGAATAAATGATTCGTTATATGTTGCAGATAGAAATTTTGCAACGTCGAGTTCCCACGCATTACCCTTTGCTTTACTTTTTGATGGCATATTAAATCCCTGTTTATTATATTTACCTTGATAAATAGTAGATATGAAAAAGGAGAGCACATATGTACTCACAAGCATTTGAAAAGGCTATAAATCACGCAATGTTATATGAAGTTGGCGGCTTCTGGAATATTGATGCTCCAGGCACACAAGATGGCACCGATGCACATGCCTGCGGATATACAAACGATCCCCATGATCGCGGCGGCGAAACAAAATACGGAATTGCTAAGAATTCTAACCCCGATTTAGATATTACACATATGGATTGGGATACTGCCAAGGCTGTTTATTTCAGTCACTATTGGCTGAATGCTAAATGTGATAAGATGGATGGTCGTTTAG